CTTTAGCGCTTTCTCTTTAGCACTTGCAAGTATGATCTGTGCCTCAGCTTCTTCCCTCGCCCGCAGTGTCGCTAGTCTCGCTACTTCAAGGTGTTGACTGGCTAGAGTTTCTGCTTCTTGCTTGGCCATTTGAGCAACTGATAACTTTCTAGCAGCATTGTACTCCGCCACTTCTTTCTCTTTCTGTGCATTAATAACTTCTTTAGCTTTTTCTCGAAGAGCAAGAGATTCTGTTTCAGCTTTTTCTCTTCTTCCCCTCTCTTCAACCATAAGACGTTCTTGAACCTCTTTCTCCCGTTGAGCCTTGCTACCCTCTGCGGCAAGAAACGCTTCCTTCTTCTGCGCAAACTGTCTCTGAGTTTGGTCATCATAAATAACATCCGTGATTGAGAACTGTGTAATAATAATACCGAAATCCGTCAGAGGGCTTGGACGTGAAATCTTTTGCTCACTAGAATTATCTTCGAACACAACTTCAGTCGCATAAACGGTAATCGGCTTTCCCTTGTCATCATATTGATCCTGCAAGGTCTTACTCACCCTGCGCATCTCGAACAGCCCGCGTTGCAACTGGTCTTGCACAAGAGAAGTAAACTCACCTCTTCTGGCGCTCTGGTGTTCCGAAGCACTCATCACTGGACCGCTGCTTTTCATTGCATCCGATAGGTGTGCCCATACCGCTGCTTCTACCGCCTCCTCGTTACCGCCAAACAACTGGTGGAATTTCCTCTTCCCCTCAATCGTAAGAGGTGACGAAAACCGTACCATAGCGTTCATTGTTGCAGACCCGCCGTCGTTAAAGACAACCTTAAAAGCATATTCCCTGTCATATTCCACTTGCCAGTTCCTCGGATAACTCCAGTAACTCGTGCCAACTCTAAAGTACCAGCCAGCAGTATCAATAACCTTTACCGATCCCCAAGGATACTGAATCACAAGCCAACTCTGATCTGTATTGTTTCCAATGAAGAATATTGAACAAACTAAAAAGAAAACAAGAAAACAAAAACTAATTATTTTTTTCTTATGTTTAACAAAATCAAACTCAAAATCATCCATTTAACTTTCTCTCTTTTTTTTCGCTTCTTTTCGCGAGTTCCCTTAGTCTCTTGCAAAACATCCACATCGGCTCAACAAGTTTGCCCTCATGCTCGTCGTCTTCCCACTTAGATCTCTTATGTCTTCTTTTGTGATTAATCATCGCGCCACTCTCTATCACCAAATTTCTCTCTTCCCACATTCAAAGCTTCAGCAAGTTTATTAATTGCCCTTTCTTTCTGCCATTCAAGCCATTTACTTTCAGTTCTCTCTATGTCCCCTCTAATCCAATTCAATTGCTGACCCAAGTTATTTCTTGCATAGTCACTCAACTTGGTGATCTTTTCTTCTACTTCAGCTCTCATCTCTATTAAAATATTCCTGTCTTGTAGATCGCTTTCTAGAATTTCAATATCTATAAACATTTTGCTTCCCTCTACGAATTTTTTTTCTTGCCCCAAACCCGCCGCTACATCTACACGCTCAGGAGGTATTAACGAAAGGGTCCCCAGTCATGAATGTACTTGACAAACTACTGTTCAAGCCAAACCATGCAAAATACAAAGAATTATTTCAAGAATTTATTTGATTCATGTCCGAAAAAAAGACAATTACGCAGACAAAACAATCTGCTTTCCTTCTAAATGTTTCGCAGCATACTCATTGATATCCGCGATTTTTAGAACATAAGCAGCTCCCTTTCGTTTGTAGGGGATTTTCTTCTGCTTCACAACAAGGTAATAAAACACGGAATATCTCATTTCAAGGTTCTTAGCCGCTTTAGGAAGCGATATCGTGCCCTTTTCCACATCGAATTGCTTCTGGCCTTTATATAATGTTTTCTTCCTGTCATATTTGTCCCTCACATATTGTTCTAGATCCGATTTCTTTATCTCCCAATGCCCGTCAACATAGCTAGCTTTAAGTTTCTCTACCATGATCGCAATGTGGATGGCCTGTCGAGTGATTCTAAGTAAGTTCGCGGCCCCTGTGCATGATAAAGTGTCGCCCATTGTAACTCCTTTGCCGTAGAGTGTACAAGAACCTAGCAAAAAAATAAATGAAATGTTGGAAGGGAGTGAGAAACCGGACCGCCTGCGCTCATCTAGAGTGTTTTGGAGACACGCAGAACCTGAGAAGAAGCGGAAGAGACAACTAGGACCGCTTCGCTCATCTTGCTTTTGGGGGGACAGCTAAAGGGAATTGAAGCAGAAGGGATAGAGACAAGCCCCTACGCTACGCTCATCTCAAAAAGGTTCTCAAAAGGTAACTAGAATGTAAAAAACAAGATAGAATTGCAAAAAAACTCCTAAAAGTATGTAAAAAGTTAAAAAAGGCTCTAAAACTAGTCTGAAAAACAAAAAAAGTTAAAGCGAGTTCCTGGATTTGAGAAAAAATTAGAATCAGTTCCTAGATTTGGATAAATTTTCGGTATGGTCGGGACATATATACACACACTCCCTACTGGGGCCAAGGGGGTCAATCGCCTAGACAAATTCAATCTTTAACTTGTCTTTTGTCTCTCGCTTCTTCTAGCTAATCAACCGCTTCAAATCTAGGTATTCATAATTGTTATTATGTTGTTTAATGCTCTGAGGTATCTTGTGAGGGCCTTTGAGTACTTGCATAGCTGACTACGTTGATTGCTACTTGTCCTTTATGCTCATTCTCTACTTGAACTCTATCGCTCCACTTGTACCTATGAGCCATGTTATAGAACCAACTACGACTATTCCCCAAGCAAGAACCGTTTGACTGTCTTTGCCCGATTCCTTCCCACATCTCCTTGCCTTTGCGTTGAGCTTCGATAAATTCTTCCTCACAAAACTCTTTAGGATATAGAGAAAGGTACTTCACAATAGTTTCATAACTTAGCGGACCAAAACAATCACTGCTATACCCCCTCGCAACATGATCGCACAACTCCTTAAACACCTGCTTACGATAGTGTTCATCGTTCTCTATCTTCTCTCGTCTCTCTTTTACACTCAATTTCTTACCTTTCATGACCAAAATCCTGCAATTCTAAAACGTTGAGATTCATTCCCTTACACTAACCAAAACAAGCTTTTTCCGCAAGATGATTAAATTGTGTAGACAGATAACGACAAACTCTGCTACAATCGAGATCATGCAAAACCGATAAAGATTCGGAAGTGCATAACAAGCTCAAATTCATTATGTCTCCCTGGTTACCGGTTAACTCTCGGCAGGTTGTAGCGATTGAAGCGAGCAAGACCAAAACAAATATAAAAGGTAAGTGAGATGCTAAGATATCAAACACTAGCGGGATACAAAGGCCACGAATGGAACACGAGAACAAGAATGTATCGGTCAAAACAAAGGGCACTGCAATCTATCAAGAAGCTTGTGAAGTTTTTTGGCCACGCAACATTATTGACTTACGCAAGAGAGGAACAAGCGTATTGTTTAGTAGAAACACAAGATTTTTAAGAAAAGAAAAAGGAGCAATAACATGACAACAAAAGAAGAATTACTAAAGAAACACAAGGAAGCAAAAGATCACCATACACACCAAGTGATTCTATGGCTGCAAAACGATGAGGGTCTATATTTAGGCAGCAAAACAATAAAAACCCCTGCAAGATTAGCAGTGTTCTGGAGATACAACAAGCCCCGAAATAGTGGCGTGAATGTGCGTTATGTGGATTGGAAGGAAGTTTTTAGAATGATTAAGGAGGAATAATGACATGACAAAAGCATACTGGCGCGACGACTTACAAGAGCAAGGGGATTACCCAGCTTGTAGCGAAAAACTAACACATGATGAATGGGCTTACTTAGAGTTTGACATAGTTGAGAATCCTTGCGATGGCTTTGAGACTGAAGAAGGATTTAACATGATAATCAAACACCCAACAACGGACAGACTTTTATTTGTATGTTCGATTGACTTTAACTTTAAACACTACGAGGTAACAAAATGAAAATCACAAAAAAAGACGTAAAAGCAATGTTCGCACGTTTCAACAAAGCACTCGGGAAAAAAGAAGCTGAAAGTTTCAAAGACGTGGGGAGTCTCATTCTTGAGCACAATTCAACTTACGGAGGTTACAAAATTGAGGAAGTACTTAGTGAATCGGGGGGAATTACTCATCCGTTTTGCGATGCTCGCCTATCTTCCCGGGAAATGTACTACGCGCTATATTTCGCTACCATGGCACTATACTACAAAGAAAGGAATCAACATGTTAGAGATTCAAACACTTAATTGCGGATGCTGTCAGAGAATCACGAAAGGCAGGCAATGGGAGAAGCGCAAATCAGGCTTAGGGTTGTGTGAATGGTGTGAAGATAAACTGGCAAAAAACATGAGTAAAGCCACGATGATAAACGCCTACGGATATAGAGGTATTCACTATTGTTTGAAAAATGAGGGAACTAGAGAATAGCTCCCCCAAGAAAAAACTGTAGCGGTTGGGTGACGCCTTCCGCTATTTCAATTACAAGGATGACTGAAGAATATGACAAACACAAAAGAATTGCAACTAAAAAACCAGCGTGCAATATACACTAACTTTTTAAACGAAGGAAGGCAAGACGCAATAGCCGAAATAGTGTTAGAGAGAATGCAGCGCGAAATAAACGAATTGGAGAGGAAAATAAATGAAAAAACAACACGGAACAAATGCACTAAACATAAGAATACCCGCAGAGTTATATCAAATGTATGCCAAGCTTTGTATCGATCATGGCATTACAAAAACCGATGGCATTGTAAACTATTTGAAATATTTACAGGGCAAACACCAAAAAAAGAGGGATTTGTTAGATGAAGAAACAACTGATGATTTTAACCTGGATGCGTGATAGCCTAAATAGCTACTGTGCAGAGATAGCACTAAGCAAGAGCGACCTAACCGTGGAATACTACCGCAAAGATTTAGAAATGTTTTTTGATTATCTTTGCTTTAAAAACATTCGGCGTCTGTCTACACTAAAACCTTTGCATGTGATAGAATATTTGGGAAAGTGCAACGCGGAAGGGAAAAGCGATTCGACATTAAACCGTTACTTTATGTCAATCCGCTCATATTGCCGTTTTCTTAGGAGAAACAAGTTTATGAACGAAGATATTTCGCAAGACATACACAGCCCCACAAGAAGGATGCCGGCGCCACGTGTTCCAACACTTGAGGAAGTTAACAAGCTTCTTGAGCAACCAGATACAAGTACTGAATCAGGCTTGCGAGACCGAGCTATACTTGAATTGCTGTATTCCTCGGGGCTTCGTGCAACTGAATTGTGTGACTTGCAGTTGAATCATTTCGGAGAAGATAATATCCTTGTTTCATGTGGCAAGAGAGGCAAGACACGCACAGTACCGATAACCGATGAGGCACACCATTGGATAACAAAGTACATAGAAGAAGCGAGAGGCAAACACAAAGGGCCATTGTTTACCACCTTGCGAGATAAAGCCATTCGAAGACAGTATTTGTTCAAGATGGTCACCTATTACGCACAGAAAGCCGGTTTAGATGAGGTAACTACGCACACGCTACGTCATGCTTGCGCTACTCATCTTCTCGATTCTGGAGCCGATTTAAGGCTGATTCAAGAGGTTTTAGGGCACTCATCAATAGCAAGCACACAGAGGTATACGCATTTGTCCAGTAACAAGATGCAGAGCATGTTTCAACAGTTTCACCCAAGAAAAACAACACAATTACAAGAGGCTACCGCATGATGGAACAATTTATAGAACTTTTAAAGGAAGTGAATATTGCACAGATCTTTATCATCCTTGCAGGGGGTTGGGTTATGTACAATAGATTAGATAAGAAAATTGATAAACTTGGGGATAGAGTGGATAAGTTAAGCGACAAAGTTGAAGATGTTGATAAAAGGCTTTGCAGAATAGAAGGAAGTCTCGCAAGTAGTGGGCATTGTCTTTTCAGTCAGTCAAAACAAGAACAAAAAGCAGGATAAAATGATTCATACAACAAAAGAATACGAAAAATTCAAATTTAGAAAGGATAACAGAGCAAAAATATGTTACCTTCATGTTGAAAATCTTAAAAAATTGATTAAACATAAAAACCTCCTCGATAAAAGGCCTATCATAGTTAATAAAGACATGGAGGTACTGGACGGACAGCACCGACTTTTAGCAGCTAAGGAGTTAGAAGTAGAAGTACACTATACCGTTTTAGAAGAAAATGACATACTAGATTTAATAGCTTTGAACACTAGCAAGAATTGGAAAAACATTGATTACTTAAACTTTTTCTGTTTTCATGGATACCAAGAATATATAAAACTTAAAGAATTTATTGAAAAAAACAACTTAACACTGAAAATTGGAATTAACTTAGCGATGGGTATATCAAAACATGGGTTAAAAGATTTTAAGTCAGGTAATTTCGTTTTTGGTAACTCTTTAGTGGGATTAGATATATATAAATGCAATGAAACAGTCAATAGAATAAAACTGTTAAAGGGAAGCTTTCAATGGTTAACTTCTACTAGATTTTGGAATCCATTGTTAAGGTTAATAAAACATCCCGAATTTGATTTTGATAAGTGGATAAAAAACATTGAATTATTTGTAGATAGGATAACACAAAAAGCCACTGAAACAGGTTATTTAGTTATGTTTGAAGATATATATAATTACAGAAACACAAATAAAATTAAGTTAATAGATCCTATAGCAGATTAAAAAAACATTTCTTTTGGAAGTTCTTCAGCAAAAAAACTAGAGAACTTCCTTACATCATCCCCTATAGCATGAACGCTAACAATTGTTTTCCCAATTTTGTCCTTCGTTAGTGACTTATAGCGCAATTGACCAACTATTTTAGATTCTGGAGTATATACCGTGCCACAAAGAACAGTTTCAAGGAAGTCATCAAAGTACTGCATGTGTGGGTTTTTTGCATGAGGCAACCCATCCATTTCTTTTCGTTTGATTTCAGGTAATGACAGAGGCGCAGGGATGACATAATGCACACACAAAAACAAAGCGCCATCCAAAAGAGTTTGCTCACCCAATTGTTTTTTGACGAGCTTCTTTGTATGCTTGATTCCTCTCGTAGCAGGTTGATAGAACCCCGCCGTTTGTAAAGAAACTTTAGCTTTTGTTTGTGGCGTCCACGGTATCACTATTTTGCAATAAGACATAATTGGCCCATGACATAAATTTAAAAACGGTTCTCGGGTTACTGCTATAAAACTTCTCCATATCCAGCTTAACGATCTGCCGATAAGAGTTTATTAGAACATGGTGAAGCATCTCAAGGAACGAAAGAAGATAGTCGCACAGCTCATGAGAAGAGACCGCCGGCACAGTCTCAGCATTCAGTTGTCGCTTACTGATTTTCACATTAGACGGTGGAGAAACATAAAAGCGTACGACTATCACGACCGGAGTATTTGTTTTGAGGTAAGCTTTGAAGAAACATTTAAGAAGAGATTTAAACTTCATGTTCCTAAAAAACTGTACAGAGAAAGTCCTTCGTGCAACGTTAAGTTTGATGCTATAGATATTAGGTTCACCGGGCAAGACCAGCTCCGCTTCTATCCCTTCGCGGTTCAGAATCTTGCTCCGATTGATAATTGTTTTCAGTCCCATTATTCTTCCGTCAGTTCCTCGAACGTGTCAAGAATCTCATCGGACAACTCAGTCGCAAGGGTTAACAATTGAGAATACAAGCGATTCTTTGCCTCGTTCTCTGCGACATCGACAACGTGCGTAACCATCTCAAGCCAGGTGTTAAAACGGCAGTTCTTGCCAATCAGAGGGTGGTTCAGCTTGTACTGTATTTTTGGAAGCTTGATGTGGTTTGCCTTCACTGCTTGTCTCCATAGTTTTTAAGATTGTTAGTGTAGCGATTTTTAGCTGATCAAGAAACTCTTTGTCTCCGAAGCTGACATAGGGGATGTACTCGGTTTTTCTTCCGTCGCTGAATTTGACTTCTTTCTGGGGGAAGTTGAACCACCTCTTGTCTCCCTGCACGAAATAGCGACAGTCGAGGATCTTTTGCCCGCGGGGATAGATGCACATGCTAAAGAATGCTTTCAAGCTGCCCTTGTCCATGATGCGGAATTGTCCGACCTCTACCTCTTCGGGACCGAGACCGATTTTTACTTTGTTAGACATTTTAGTTCTTCTCCTATTGATTCTAGTTTCGGTAATGCAAACGCTAGTAAGACCATGCAAGCACTATCGATTGATTTACTCGTTCTTGTTTCTTCTTTAGCAATTACAGACACACAATTTGAAATAAGATGTTCTAAATTACTAAGTTCATCTCTTAAGTGTGTGATCTTTGCGATATCCTTGTAATTGACTCCACTGTTAAAGAATTTCTCTAGTTCTTGCAGTCCTGACGTTTCCCAATCCTCTTCGTCATCCTCAACTTCTCGAGATGGGCTGCCATCACTGTAGTGTTTTTGTCTCATCATTTCCTCAATTCTTCGTAGCCGTCCCACATAGGAGCATAGAAGAGATACGTTACCCCCTCAGTGCCGAACATGCGGTTTTTGGCGATTCTTACTTTAATTTTGTTTGGGTCAGATTGGTTATCGGTTCTCGCGCATCGGTGCAGTATGATGATGTTGTCGGCGTATTGCTTGATTGACGAAGAACCTTTAAGCGAATGCATTCCTATTTCCTCGGAGCCCGTAGCAGATTGACGAGGATGACAAATAAGGAGAATGTGCATATCAAGAGCGAAAGCCAGTTCATGTAACCTCTTTACCGTTTCATCAATAGCCTCATGCAACTTCTCTCGCTTGGTGTTTACGAGGTAGTCCAAGTGATCCAGCATGACAATTTCAATGCCCAGTTGTTTTGCCTGCACAAGCTGAGCTGCCAGAGAGTTGATGTCGGTTCCTATTGTTTTGGGGTTGATAAAAACCTTGTAGCGACTGGCCCACTCGTCGAACTGCTCGCTCTCATGTGTGTTGAAGTTGCAGACCTTCATGGGACGGCGAAGGATGATCGACGCAAGTTTCCTCATTGTGATTTCAGGTTTCATCTCCCACGAATTGATCCAAACAGGAATCCCCTGCATCGCACAATTGACCATGAGATGTGTAGTGAATGTCGTCTTGCCCGCTCCGGTGTCGGCTGTGATTACCGTAAGTTCCCCTCTGCGGATTCCTTGGAGGTAGTAGTCGAGGCAGGACCATCCAGTCGAGTAACCTTTCTGTATCTCGCTTCTGTACTCCTTCGGCAATTGACCAAGAGGCGTGAGACAGTCTGGATGTGGCGCAGTGGGTAGTCCGAATTGCAAGAACGCTTCTAAATCGCTCTCTTGTTCAGCTCCAGCAGGTGTTCCCTTCCCTTCCATAGTTCCTTGAGGTATTGATTCAGTAGCGGACGCATAGGAGTTTCTGTCTCTTCTCTCGGGATCGGCTTTGGTTCGGCAGGAGTGCAGTTGTTTAGCCAGTTCATAATAAACCCAACGTTTCCCTTGCGTTTACTGCCTCTAGGAGAAGACAGCCACAGGCCCATTTTGTTTAGTTCTGAATCGACGTCAATGCGCTCATAAGCCTGCTTGAGGTGTTTTAGCTTTTCAGCATCTAGACCCACAAAACAATGCTTTTCTCGATCGAAGAAGACAGAAGGTTCCCTTTTACGTGCCACAATATCAGTTGCTTATGGTTTTTCTTGGGAAAATTAGACACTTCTGGTAGTGTTGAATTGTTAGTAACAACATGAGGAAGTTAGCGCTTCCTTTACCAAAAGTTCGTATATCCCAAGGGGAGCTTCTAAAAAAGGCTCCCTTTTGCCTTCATAACCTAAACTTTTAATTATTTCCAATCAATAGTTTATTTTAAGACGCTTGGCCACGTGCGTTCTGCTTTTTCTAAAGGCTTCCCTTAGCCTCTCATTGTCGGTATACACGTAACTCAAAGCATTTCTGATAAGTTCCTGTACACTTACGGTTCTTCCTGTGTGGAGCGTTTCAAGTGCGGCGATATCGTGAAGTGTATTTAGCATTTCTTCCTCAATTTTACACGAAACCACTCGGGAATCGTTGAGAAAATTGCGTCTTGCCATAAATCCTCCAAATCAAAAATGAAAATTAAACTTTACGCATTATCTTGACAAGAACGAACTTAAAAGTTATGACTCAATTTTTACAGAAAGTTATTGACAAGTTTATGAAAGCACCACGCGTTACCGAGATACTTAGATACTTCAGCAACTACCATAATGTTCCGAAAAACATCCTAGAAAAAGCTGCAGCAAGAGGAAGTTCTGTCCATGCAATCTGTGCGGGGATAGCTAAAGGAGCTTGGGTTCCCGATGGTATGATAGCGGCCGAGCTTTTGGGTTACGTCAATTCTTTCAAGCAGTGGGCAGACACAGAAGTGCAGCAGTTTTTGATAATCGAGAAGAGGTACCAAGACCAGACGAAGGACTTCTCAGGCCAGCTCGACTTCTTGATAACTGGCAAGGATGGAGAAACGTGGCTTGTGGACATCAAAACAAGTGCGGCGCCTCAAAGAACGTATCCTGTGCAGATGGCTGCCTACCGACATTTATTACAAAATCATGGTGTCAACATCAAGGGTGCACAGTTAGTGTATCTCGATAGAGAGGGAAGCGCTCCTAAAGTGCATAAGTTAGAAGATTTGTCTGAAGAGGAACATATTTTTCTTTGCGCTCTTGATTGTTGGCATTTTTTTAATAGGAGCAAGAAGAATGAGCGAAACCGAAAAGGAACAACAGACGAGTCC